ATCCGGACTACTACACCATCGAGTGCAAGGAGGAATTTCACGAGACCACGGTCGAGGGGGCGACGCCGCGCATGGCGACGCTGAAAATCTGGGAGCCGCCCCAGGCCATCAACAACATACAGTACGTGTTAGGGTGTGACCCGAAGTACGGATCGGAAGCCACTCACGATACCAACTGTATCAGCGTGTGGCGCTGCTACGGGGATGGCTGCGACCAGGTTGCCGAGTGGGCTGACCCCGATATGCCCACCTACGCTGTCGCGTGGGTCATGTGCTTCCTCGCCGGCTACTACGAACCGTGCCTGGTGAATCTTGAAATCAACGGGCCGGGTCAGGCAGTGTTCGATGAGGTGCAGAAGCTGCGCAAGCGAGCCGCGTTACAGATGACTGCGCAGGACCGGAAGTTGTACAACGTCGTGCGCAACATGCAAAATTACCTCTACAAACGCGTCGACCAACTCTCAGGCGTTCCCAATGCGTTCCACACCCAGACGACCTATCAGTCGAAAACGCGTTACATGAACAACTTCCGCGACCACTTTGAACGCAACATGGTGGTGCCGATGTCGGCAGATTTGGTGGACGAGATGAAGGGCATTGTCACCGAGGAGGGCGCCGCGCCCGCCGCCGGCGGCACCTCCACCGATGATCGCGTGACCGCCGCCGCGCTGGCGACCCACGCTTGGGCACTGCACTTGCAGCTCAAGCTCGCCGTGCGCGGCATCACGCGCGCCGCCTCGGCCGCAGCTCAAGCGAATGCGAACAAGATCGGGTCGGTGGGTGAATCGATGGTGCAAAACTATCTGCGCCGGATCGGCGTGGCGCCGTGAACTCGGGTCGAGTCGGGTACACCAAGCCCCACATCATGTTCCGCGGCGGCTGGTGGTTCCCCATCCAAAGTCTGCCGCTGCACTTTCCGCGGGAGTGGCTCGAGCGCGCGCAGCGCTTTTGCTATGAGCTCAACTGCAGGATGAAGAGGTCATGACGTGGCAGCGCTACACCCAGCGCAACACCCGCCCCGCCCGCGGCCCGGACGTACTGACCCTGTCGCTGCTGCGTCACTACCTGCGGAAATTCTGGACCGACCGTGTGTATGGGATCTGCGGCATTCAGGGCGGCAAGGAGGCCTTCCTGCGCTTCTGTGGCGAGGAGTTTAAGTACCTCATCAAGGACACGCTGCTGCGCGAGGAGCCCCTATCGGAGTACTTGCCGGCGCGCGCACAGCGTATGCTGAGCCGTAAGGTGCGCCAGGTGCTCCGTGGCGAGGTGATTTTCGTGCAGGACAGCGGCAAAACGGCCACCTGGAGGCCTATTTTGGGTGCTCCGGAGCCTCCCGTGCCACACGAATTGCCCGCGAAAGATCATGAATTCTGGCTTCAAAAGACGCCTTTTGGGCCCAAAATTCGGCGTTTGTGAGCTATATTTCGGCCGTTCACCTCGCCGGGAGGCGTAAGCTTGGCGGTTTTACGTGATTTCGAGTGCGCGGCGCACGGCAGCTTTGAAAGCTTTGACGAGGCGCCTCGCTGTCCTCACGGCTGCTCCGCCGGCTTCGTGCGGATGGTGTTTTTGAAGCCGGTGGGCCTCAAATCCAATGGCACCAAGGTGGCGGACCAGGCGTTGCGCGCGATGGCGGCCGACTACGGCATGACGAACATCGGCAGCAACGGCGGGGAGTCGGTGCGCGATTATCTGCGGCGGGGTCAATCAATGGACCCCAACACCAAAAAAATGAATTTCTCGCCCCTGTGGCAGGACGTTCCGCACGCCGCGCCCGGCTTTTCGCAAGCCAAGGATGCTCGCGTGCCGGTCGTCGACCCGAGTGCGGCTCTCGGCGGCTCCACCGTGCAGGGTGAGAATGCAGTGAGCGCCAGTTGGGGCGAGAGTGGCTTGCCAGCGCCGCGTCCGCTGATCGATCCGAAGTTGGTGTATCGACCTGCCGAGATGCCGAGCGCGCCAGAATGAGAATTCCCACCGCTGCGGGGGAGCGCTACGCGCTCTATGACAAGCTGACGCAAGCGTGTTTGTGCTCACAGATGGCGCGGCGCGCGCAGTATGACCGGTGGAAACGCTACTACATGATGGGGTGCAACGACGGCGAAAACCCCAACACCGTCGTCAATAAAATCTACCCGCACATCGACCAGCTCACCTCCTTCATGTACGCGCAGGACACGACGCGCTTCGCGGTGGAGTTGGGCGCGTCCGCAAGTGGCCTGTATCTAGGCGGCGCGACTGCGATGGCGGATTTGGTGAATGAGAATTGGCACAACTCCGACACCGATATCAACTTCGGCATGGCGCTCACCTGGGCCTGGGTATACGGCACCATGTTGGTCAAGCCGGTGTGGCGCCAGGATGGCATTCAGTGCGGCATTGTTGAGCCGCATAATTTCGGGGTGCTGCGCGAGGACTCACCCAAACTCTCCTCTCAGGAGGCTTTTGTACACGAATACCTCATCAGCAAGACGCAGCTGCAGGATGAGTTGGAGGCGGCGATTACACTTGGGGCCATCTCGCGAGAGAAGGTGGACCAAATCCTAAACAGCGTGGTGGCGGCCGGCCATCCGTCCGATGGCGAGACCGGAGGCCCTGCCAACATCGTCATTACCACCATTCAGCCCCTTATCGCCGGCAACATGATGCAAGGCGGTATCAGCCCCACGATCTACTCCACCGCCGACTACCGGCCGCGCGTGGCCGAACCCCTGGTCAAGATGCAGGAGCTGTATGTCTGGAATAGCGAGCAGGCCACGTATCAGGTGGTGACGCAAGCCGAGGGCGGCAACGTCATCTGGGACCGGCCCTTGAGTGGCAAGATGGGCATCAAGGGTGAGCCGCCGTTCATCCAGATTTGTCCGAACCCGGCGGCCGATTACTTTTGGGGGCACTCGGAGCTCGAGCGCCTGGTGCCGCTGCAGGATATGCGCAACGAGCGACTGCGCCAAGTACGCCGCATGATGGAGCTGCAGGCCAACCCGCCGAGTGACTTCGCCGGCTACACGGTCACGGATGAGATCATGGCGGCCTTCAACGCACCGGGCGGTAAAATCTCAAGTGACATGCCCGGCGCCAAGGTGACCGAGCACTCCCCGCCGATCCCCGAGGATTTGTTCCGCGAGCTGAACGCCATCGACTCGATGTTTGAGGAGATGTCGGGCGTGAACAACGTCATGAGCGGCCGCGGCGAGGCCGGTGTGCGCTCCGCGGGCCACGCGAGCCAGCTGGCACGCTTAGGCTCATCGAGGGCGAAAAAGCGGGCGATGATTATCGAGGACGCGCTGGAGAACATGGCGACCTACTACGGCAAGGTCATCCAGAAATACTGCGCCAAGCGCCTGCGCACCGAGCCCATCGAGGACGGCGAGGCGGGGCTGGAGTTTATCCCGGAACAATTCACCGACGACTACATTGTCAAGGTGGACGCCCACTCAAACTCCCCCATCTTCATGGAAGATCAGCGCGAGTTGGTTTTTGCGCTGCTCAAGGCCAACATGATTGATCGGGAAAGCGCGCTCGACCTGCTGGATGTGGGCGGAAAGCAGTTGCTAAAAATGAAGCTCCGACGCAAGATATTGCCGACCGAGGCCAAACAGGCCGCGCAGAAAGCGCAGCTCGCCGCCATCCAGGGTGGCAAGGCCAAGGGCGGGAAGAAGTGAGCCGCAATCACGATGGATCAAACTGTGGTGGCGCCTGGAGAAAATTAGTGCCAGCGTTCTGAGGGCAACGTATAGCCCGGAAGTAGAGGACCCCGCGTGCAACAGAAAGGAGACAAATATGTCCCGCAAGCGAAAAGGTGGACGGCGTAAGCGCCGCTAAATAGGGACCTCGAAAGAGGATTTCCCGGTCCAACAGGGCCCGCTTCGGCGGGCCTTGTTGCATCTACTCCTTGACAATAGTGTACTGATTTACATAACGTTCCGACCTTGCGCACTGTCGTGATGACAGAGAGTTTGGGGTTATGTGAGCGTTCCGCCTAGTCAGATGATGCCCGGTGGGCCGCCGGGTGGCGCGCCGCCACCGGGTGGTGCGCCACCCCCTGGAGGCCCCCCTCCGGGTGGTGGCGCGTCACCGTCGCCGGCCGCCGCGACCATGACCAACCCCCAGATGCCAGCGGGTCAGCAAGAGGACTCGCGCGTCAATGTCATGATGGCGACCAAACTCC